ACATCATCTGCACTACCAGCAGTACCCTTAATTGCAGCAGTTGTATTTAAAAATGCTTCTGCTGCGTTATTAATATTCCCCCCCGAACCTAATACAGCAGCACTTAATCTTGTCATTCCTTTTATTGCTACTTCTTGCGGTACGTTATACTCTTCTACGGCTGTCTTAACAGCCTCCATAGCAACTCCATAAGAGCCAGCATCCTTAGTTATTAACTTTAAAGTCTTTTCTGATTTCTTATACTCAGCCGCATATTCAGTAGCACCACCAATTGCCTGAGAAACTGGTGTCAGTACTTGACTAGCAACAAGACCACCAGTAATCGCACCACCAGCCATATCGCCACCTGGCCTTAAAGCTTCAAATCCAGCTCCTAATCCAGCTCCTAAGAATCCAGCAGGCCCACCAACAAAACCAGCACCTAATATCGACTGACCTGTTCTTCTTAAATTTGCACCACTAAATTTATTTGCATTTAATTTCTGTAACGCTTTATCTGTTTGTTGAATTGCATTAGTAGCTCGTTTAAAAGCAGCACTTGTAGGATCTAAGCCGTTTCTAATATTTTCAAGTTTACTTCTTTGCTTAGTTAATGTATTGATATTGGTATTCCCTGCCTTTGTATTCTTCTCAACCTCATTTGTTAATTCTTGAACAGATTTAACAACTTTTTTAACTTTTGGAGCCGTAAATTTTTGACCAGGTAAAACTTCAGCAGCCGTAGGTTTACCAGGAGGAAGTAATTTTTGACCATATTTAGGATCAACAGCTTTAGCTATCTCCTCTCTTCTTTTCTTTAAAGCCTCATTTCCTTTCTTAACAGTCGCATCTATCTCTTTAATCTTCTCATCTACTAATTCAGTTACCGTAACCCATTCTTTTGAACCTCTTACTAAATCAGGTAATAAACCTTGTAATTCACCTAACTCATCTCTTAATCCTATATCTGTCTTAGGTGCTGGTTGCCTTGCTCCTAACTTAAATGGATCTAGTGGTTGTAATGGTGCTTTTTCTGTAAAGCCAAGATTTTGCTTATACATAACTGACGTCAATTCGTCAGTACTTGGCTTGAATCCACTGATTCCACTACCTGTCCTTGGAAGGTAGTCCCTCCAAGATTTCTTACCTTGTTGATATGTTTGCTTACCATAAATCCCTGTTAAATTTGTATCTCCATATTTAAACTCCTCCTCCATTGCCTTCCAGCTAGGAGATTTTATTCCAATACCCGCAAAAAGTCCTTGAAGGTTTTGAGCGAATTTAGGCATTTTCCTAAATTCTTTATAAGCAACATCTTCTTTAATTAATTTAGGGTCAAAAAAAGCCGACTGCCTTCCTTCTCCTGCTCCTATAAAATCTTGATCATAAAATGCCTTTCTCTCTTTTTGGTATAAAAAAGACTTAGCTCTATCGTTTTGAATTTTTATATCTTTTTCTCTTATTAATTGGCCTGCCTTTAACTTTGCATTTGCATGATCAGCAACAGTATTTTGAGCTTTCTTGATTTGCGTCCAAGATTGCTCCCTAGCGTTAATTTCTTGTAATACATCTGCATAGTCTCGACTTCTTATATTCCCTGTATCCCTAATATTTAAAGCTTCTCTTTGAAGTTTGTTTAAATCACCAGTTGTATTCTTTAAATCTTTTATATCAATATCATGTTTTCCCTTACCTTTTCCATACCTTGCTTCACCTGCTAAAAATGCTGCATTAGATCGTTTAATCGCATCTTGAAATTCTTGAGTACTTTTAGTAAAGTTATCAACTCTAAATGTACCTTTTTTAGTGTACTCAAGCTTATTTAAGAAATCTTTTTGTTGATTATTTATGCTTAAAGCATCTCTACTTAATAAACTTTGTAAAACAATTTGTGACTTTCTAAAATCTTCTTCTCTTTTAATATCAAGAATACCTAGTCCCAAAAGAGCAGAATCACCAGTACCAGGAGAGATTCGACCACCCTTTCTTTTTCTTTGAACACTATCTGCTTGCTTCTCAAGAGCAATCCTTTCTTGTAATTCTTTATTTAAAAAATTAAGTTCTTTAGTTAAATTTTTATAAACTTTTCCCTGATTATCGGCTCTATTTCTTAATTTTTCAAATGCAGAGATTTGGCCTTTTAAACCTTCATTAGTGTTAAACGTAGCCTTGCCAAATTCTTTTATTCTTTTTGTCGTTGCTGCAAAAGCTCCATCTGTCTTCTTAGCTTTTTCTTCAATATCTTTCAAAGCTTTTCCTAAGCCTTGAACATCTTCAAAGCCCTCAATAACGGCTTTAAGCGTCAGTTTTCCAACTTGTCCAGCCATTATTTAGACTCCTTTTTATGAAATTCCTTTAACGCCGCAGTTTCCATAATTTGAAGCCCTTCTAATACCTCAGTGCGGTCTTCTATATTGTAGAGGTCAAATAGTCCTCCAGCCATTAATAACACCTCATATTTTAAGCCAACATAACCAGACATGGAGACTTCCCACTGAGTCTGCATGTATAAAAACATATTTATTGTTTCCCAATTACATTCCCATACTTCAAATTCATCTTTCTTCTCTGGACTTTTAGGAATCTCAATACCAAATGCTTTTGCATCGTCTTGAGTCATATCTATAACTTCTTTGCCGCCAGAAGCCCAGTAAATAGCGGCCTCTCTTAGTTTCCCTCCTTACCTGTTGTATAAAACTTCTGGAACGCTTCGACAACACCAGCTACGAAATCAATATCTTCTGAAAACTCTTTTAAGTTTGCTTTGGTGAAAGGAATCTCAGTTCCATCTTCCTCTGTGATGTCACTCCAGCCAAGAACAATTTTTTCTAATGCTTTATCTTCTTCTGCCTCACTGAAAGAATTTAACTCTTTTTTACTTAACCTTTTAAATTTAATAGTAAACGTATCTCTATCAAATTCTCCTACATTTGTTTCAGAAGGACGTTTGATTTCAACAGGCCAAGGATAAGCTTTTGACTTTCTACGGATAAATGCCATAAAAAATAATGATATGCCTTATTACCATAGCCTAAAAAAAGGGGGGTATAAACCCCCCAACACTTAGAAGTGACGATTTAATTACTCAAAAATGAGACTTAACTCGTCATTTCCTGCTGTAGTAGGAATCATTGTGTAAGGCACTTCCCACATTGCGATGCCATCCTCTTCACCGTAAGAAATCGCTCCCAAGTCACAACGATCTTTAGTTGTTTGACTAGCAACAAGACCTGATTGAATTGTGACCTTATTAAGAGTAGTAGTTCCATGAGTGAAACTAATCTCACCCAATGTTCCATCTGCAAGTGCAGCAGCAAATGGGTTCCATTGCTGACTACCACCACTAGCTAAGTTCACAGCCTCAACTGTTACAGAACCAGTAATGTTTCTATTCGTGATCAACACTTCAGGGCTACCACCAACCAATTCACGATAAACAACCTCATTACCAATATCTAATGAGAAGCTGCTCATCTGCAAACCTGTCTCTCCAAAGATCTTGAAGTTAGTAGTATTGCCATTATCAAACAGCACTGGATCTGCTTGCTTGTTGTAACTAGGAGTTAATGCAGTTGCGTCAGAAGGAGCTATGTAAACTCCAGTAAAAGTGAAATCAATAGTAGGAATTTCACCAACACCACAAGTGATAGAAAAACTTCCTTTTGCTCCTTTTACAGTGTGCTGAACACCATCAATGTTGTAGAGAATACTGACTGTAGTAGCGACAGTGGAGTTTGGAATAAACAAATGCTTTGCATCATCTGTTGATTCTCCTGTAAAGCCACAAGCTTCAATACATTCTCCATAATTAGGAGCAAGGTCAGCATCGACTCCAGCACCAACACCTGCCATCTCAACAGAGAAGGTACAAGAAACTCTGGTGTTTGCTTGAAGCTGTTCACTGGCTCCAAAATAAGGTCTGACTAAATCACGACTTACGACATCACTCTCCTGTGGAGTAATACTTAAGTCACGAACTAGAAGACAGTTAGCCGCCTGTGGAGCATTGTAAGTTCCAGCAGTTGACTCTTTCAGAACAGCAATAACTCGTTTGCGTGTTAATAAAGCCATTAGTAATTACCTTGATTGAGATTAAAGAAGGGAAAAAGATCCCAACTCTATTTCAAGAATTTCAATTAATATCATAGACAATATGCCTTGTTAGGGGTCAAGAAAGACTTCCATAAGTAGTTCTGTAATCAACTTCAAATTCACACATGATCAATCCTGCTGGTTGATCTGCCTCTATTAATTCAAACGTAGTAGTAGAAGGACGTATATCTATCGCCAAGCCACCTACCGTAGGATCAGTCAATAATTTGGAATGTAAACTTTCAATCGTTGCATCCGCCAAATTATCTGGAATCGTACCTCTAGAAATTACAACCACTCTTATTCTTAATGTCCAATCAATATGACCTGTAGTACCTCGAATACTAGGTTGATCATTAGTCCATTCAACAACGATTGCTGGTGACTCTGCTCTAGTAGTAGGTTCTGCCCTCGACCTATAAATGCGAGTTCCGACTCCAGTTGTACCAGCAAGAGTTGTTTTTAATGCTGCTAAGATCCGTTCTCTTTTACTTGCCATGAGTTAAGTCTTCATTAATGACAGAATACAAAAAATGCCGTCATCTACCTTTCTAACACTACGAACCGTATATTTTATTGCATTTACAGTTAAAGCCGATTCAAACGCAAGTTCTCCTAAATCAGAATTTTTTGCAGTTAGCTGATAGTCAGTAGTTAAGACGACACCATCAGCAATAACTTCATCAGGTTGTTCGAGAATACCTTTGTAATTCGTACCGTCATACACAACGGTATCGGAAAAATCTTCTAAGAATACATCTATATTTTCAAGAAAAGCCATAAAAAAAAAGCCCCTAAAAAGGGGCTATATAAAATTAACCGTACTTCTTCAAACCAAATCCATTTACAGAGAATGTAAATGACTGACCTGATGAACCGCCAATTGTGTACTTGATACGGACGTAACGTCTTGCATCATCCTTATTCACAGAAACTGTTTGAGCAGAAGCTGTACCAGTCACCTGAGTGAAAGCAACAGCACCTGACGAAATAGCAGCGAATGAGGAGTTATCAGCAGAATCTTCAATTGTTACGTTGAGGGTTGGACTTGTACCAGCACCAGCAGCAGAATCCAAGACGAATACAACGTCACCGTCATAAAGCCTTAAATCAATACCTGCTGTTTGGCCTGTAGCTGTCCTAGCTGCTGTTGGATGACCTGCGATCAAATTTAATTTGCCGAGGTTCTGTTGAATAACTGACATTTAAGCTGTCTCCTTTTTAGGAGTAGAAGGTTTTTCTTTTGGAGTCGCAACT